AGGATAATCACATCGGTTGCCGCCACGGTGCTGTTGGTCACGGTGAAGGTTGTTGCAGTCGTTGTGCCGGCCGCGCTGAATAGGGTGATTGCGCCTGTAATCTTGTTTAGCGTCACACCTGTAGTGCGACTGGTCAATTGCGTAACAACACCGCCTGCGCCGGTTGCGTAGCCTACGCCAGCCGTTCCAGATGATGTGACTGCGCCCGTTACCGCCAAGCTAGTGCCAGTGGCTGCACCGATTACTGGTGTTACCAATGTTGGGGTGACAAATGTACCAGTGGCGACAGTTGGGTTTGTGATTGTCGGGCTTGTCAGCGTTGGGCTGGTTGCGAACACCAGAGAGCCGGAGCCTGTTTCATCTGTAACGGCAGCACGAAGATTTGCAGAGCTTGGACTATTCAAAAATGTTTGAATTGCTGCGTTAAAGCCAGCAGTCTCATTGGTGACGTTGTACCAAGAATTTGTTGCATGGTAAAACCTGTAGCAAATTGCAGCGCCAGCGGTCAGAGTGGAGACGGCACCAAAAATAGCCGCTGCGCCATTGAGGGCAAGCGTGAAGCTAGTGATGGTCTGTGTGCTTGTGATGATCACCTGGGTTCCGTCTGGGACGCCAGTGTTGAGGGGCAGAGTCACTGTTCCAGCGGCCAGAGGGCCGGCAGGCTGCAAGATCATCCACTGCTGTTCGCTGACTGGCGTTGGCACGGTGATGTTGAAGCCTGTGCCTGGGGTGTACAGGTTGGTGGCCACGGTTGGGGCTGCGAAAGTCTGCTGAAAGTATTGCAGCAGCTGGCTGACTGAAACCTTGCGTGCGTCGCCATTGTTGGGGACGTAGATCGGCAGGAGGTCGCCGCCAGAAACCTGGCTGATGCCCGAAAGCTGGTTGATCGTTGGCATGGGTGTGGTTCCTCAGTTGTATTCTATTGGGCCATCTTGACCGGCCAAAACGGGATCGACGGGCGGGCGAATGAATGGATTGTCGTAGACGCGCCAGGGCTTGCTGCCTGCACCGCTTGGCATTGTGCTGGGCAGTTGTTGCTGCACTGGCATGGCTGCGCGTGACAAGAGCGTGTTGTAGGACTCTTTGGCTGTGGCCTTGGTGTCGGGCATAACTTGCTTGCCGTAGCTCGGGGCCAGCTTAATCGCCAAGTTGGTGTAGATGGCCTCGTTGGAGCTGTCGGGGACGTTGGTTTGCTCGTCGAGATCGCTGTCCTGTGGGCTGGATGGCAGAGGGTAGCCAAGGCGGATGCCGAGGGCGTTCCATGCTGCGATCATGGTGTCCAAGCGCCGGAGGGCAGATTGCATTTGCTCTGGAGTCAGGTCGAATGCGTAGGAGGCCAGTCCGAGCTCGTCGAATGCCTGCTCGATAAATTGGCGCTTGGTCCATCCCATTTCATTCTCCTGCGGTTGGCGCGGACAGTCTGTCCTGGATCAATTGTCCCAGCTTTTTGTCCCCTGTGCGACCGTCAAACTTAATGCCGAGTTCTGTTGCCTTGGCTTCTAGCTCTTCACGGGTTGGTGGCGCATCGTCTTGTACAACGGCGTTAATCGGTGATGGAAAATACTGCTTAATTGCTTTGCGCTCAAGCGCCGCAGTATTTCTGGCTTTGCTTTTTTGTAGCCGCAACTCTTTCCAAGCTGCGAGAGTTTTGTCTTTGATGATTGCGGCTGATTTAATCATTTTTTTGGTTTCTTTGTCCATAGAAAACAGGCCAACATTTCTGCTGGCCTGCTTGTTTCACACTTACATGATGCGATACACAACGAATGTGGCTGCCGCAGTCTTGCGGATGCGGAACCGTGCCGCAGAACCGGAAGTAGCACCAGTTGCAGCGCCGCCAACGATGGTCACGCCTGTGTTGACAGTCAAGGTTAAAGCAAACGCAGCCAAGGTGATAACGCTGAAGTCGAACGAATCGTTAATGGCAAATGAGGTTGCCGATTCAAGGCTGGCAGCCGTTGGCAACTGAATATTTCGTCCTGTTGTCGGTGTTGATGTGATGATGCTGGTCAGCAATTGAGCCGCAGTCATTACCATTGAGCCGCCATCAGCAATGTCGGCTGGAGCGGGTTGGGGCTGCCAGTTGCCATCGTTGCCGATTTGTGGTGCGGTACCAATGCTGTACAACGCCCCCGATGCACCGGCCTGAATGGTCACGTTGGTTGCATTGGTAAATGCGGATGATACATAGGTCGTGTTATCGACAACAGTCAGCAAATCCTGCGAACCAGGGAAGTTGGGGAAACCAACTTCCTGAAACACAGACGCCGGTGAGAAGGCTTGAACAGCGATTCTCTGGCCGGACGGAACAGTAACAGTAGCCGTGCCCTGGGTGAAAATTGCTTGATAACTCATGATTTACTCCTTATGCCTGATTGAACAGCAAGATACCCGACATTTCGGGCTGCTTATTGACCACGCCGAAAAGAGTATCTAGGCGATACTTGGTTTTCATGGTGTTGACGTCGTATTGTTTCTGCATGACCAGCTCAATGCCTTGGTCTGTGCTTGCACGCATCACTGCGGCACCAGCGTCAGAGGGCACTGCGTAACGGCCAGGCAGAATCTCCAGCGCGTCTTTCTGCCAGAAGCAGTTGATGGGTGCAGCAGCCACGTTCAAACGGGTGATGGTGCGGCCAGCAGCTGGGGTAACGATGCAGTTTTGGTATTGCAACTCAGCATCAGTGCCACCCTGACCGGAGATGATCGGAGGGGTGATGACGATATTCGTAGCGTTAATCACTTGCACCACACGGAAGGTCTTGGCAAAGCCTGTACCTTGCTTGGTGATGTGATGCACAGCCTCGACGCCTGCGATCTGAATCGGCGTACCGGCTGGCAAGTCGGCGGTGCTGGAGACCGCGATGGTTTGGAAGCGGTTGTCCACGTTCTGAGTTTCGCCGGTAGCTGCCGTTTGAGTTGCGCGGGGAACGTAGAAGTTGTTCGCTACTGCCAAGGTGCTTACGGTTGGGTCTGAACCAGTGCGAGCCGCGATGCGGTTTGCATAGTCGAGTTTGTAGGTCTCAAAACCCGCAACAGGACCAACGTACGAACGCTCATAAGCCCGGTCCGACTTGGCATTGCCGAATGAACGGCTGGCTTGAGACAAGTTGCCTGCCATGCCGTTGTAATCGCGGCTGGAAAGAGCCAAGTAGCGGTCAAAGTTCTGGACGCCCTGCTCGTTCATGATCGAGTCACACAAGGCGATATCGTCATAGTCACCAGCAGCGGTGTTTACGGTCACGACCAGCGAGCCTTGGGCGGCGGCCACGTTCATGATTGCGATGTTGATGTCCGATGCCAGCTTCTGCTTTGCGGCATCGCCAAGGCGACCTTCTTGCAGTGCGTCGCGCAGCTCCAGAGCATCCAGAATGAACGGCACGGACTTCTGAAAGCCCAATGTCGCAGGGACTGAAAGTTGGGTGTAGGCAGTAAAATTGCCGGTTTGGTCCATGCCATCATAGCTTTGTGCGATGTAGGGCTGGGGACGGTAGATAACGTTGTTGGTGCGCTCCATCATCGAGCTGTCAGTGTTATAGACAGATACGTTGCGGGATAAAACCAAAGCATCGTTAAAGCCTTCGAGGATATCCTCAAAAGCGACGCGTTCTTCCTTGCTAAATGCATTGCTCATTTCATGCTCCTAAAAAAAATTACTTGGATGCTGATCGTTTCTGCGCTTTGTACTGGATGACTTTCGTCATGTTGCCAGTCCTTGCTGCTTCTTCTCTCAGCCGATCAAGGGTTGAGTCCACCGCCCCAGAGACTCGGCCAGTTCCTGACACGATTCTTTCGGGTGGCGGGGCTGCCTTGCGATTGGTGACTTTCAAATCTTTCTCCAATTTTGCTACCGCAAAGGCAAATTTTACGGGGTCTTTGATTGCGGCCAGCTCTTGCGCCTTCTTGGGGTTTTTTCCGAGTGCGTAGACGACGATGGCGGGGTTATCCGCGCCTTGAAGCATGACGCCTTGCTGTGTGACGTTGAACAGCTCTTGGGCCACGGCCTCGGCGTCGTCAAAGTCTTTGACTCGCAGCTCGGCTTTCGCCTTGCCGTAGTTATCCAGCTTGGCTTGCCACGCCTTAT